GAGCGGTACCGCTACCACGATAGCATGACGGGGGCGGCCAACCCCGTGGTTGCGGACACGGCCAGGGGGATGCGTGATATCGGTTTGTTGGAAATGTGGGCGTTGACGCAGACGAGGGAATAATAGGGAGGATTTCAGGTTATGGGTAATGGTGAGGTGTTATATGTGGAGTCAATCCGGGGATACAACTATATGAGTCCGAAGCAAATCGCGAAGGAGTTCGAGCATTGTGTCCCCACGGTACGCAAAAGAATCGGCGAGATCCAGGAGGAAATTAGGCGGGGGCGTTACATCCCCCAGGCCGTTTTAACGGGTGCCGATACACGTGTCAACGTGTACGTGTGGATTGACTACATGGCGTGGAGGACGCAGCTGATGGAGAAAAATCTTCGCAAGACTGTACCGCCGTTCACTCCCGAGGTGGCCAGAAGCATCGCGGGGACGTGCGGGTATTTCCAGAAGCCCGTCACGGTCGACGAGGCACTGCTCCAGGAACACCGGGAGCGGTCGATGGAAATCATGCTGAACGCCATGAGAGGGGGCGCGGCGTAAGACGCACGGTGAAAGGACAAGGATTGTCATGGGTAAAAACGAGCTGATGGGATATCAGGATTTGAAAGACACAATTAGAATCCGTCTGAACAACGCGGCGGAGGATTTCTTCGTGGTGGGCTACCTGCTCCGGCAGGTAAGCGAAAGCGGGATGTTCGCGCAGGACGGTTACAAGAACATATGGGAGTTCGCGAAAGGGGAGTACGGCCTTAGCACTTCCAGCGCAAGCCGCTTCATGGCCATTAACGCCCGCTTTTCCGTGGACGGGGGCGAGACCATGGCCGAGCGGTATATCGGGATGGGCGTGAGCAAGCTGCAGGAAATGCTCGGGCTTCCGGACGAGGAGCTGGAGAGGGTGACGCGGGAGACGACCGTCAGGGAAATAAGGGAAATGAAGCGGAAGCAGGAGGAACCGCTGTCCTTCTTCGGCGTGCCGAAAACCGAGAGGGAGGAGCACTCCTACACGTACACGCCCGGATGCGGTGACGGGAAGCACAGCTGTTTCCTTTGCGTCCATCCTTGCGCCATACGGCAGGAGGAACGGCAATGCAGGACGGCGGCCTGCGGGAACCCGTTCCCGTGTTCCCGGCTCAATAATGAAGAGTGGAAGAAATACATGGAACATAGCCTCCATAAGGACTTGTGCCAGCTACTACACCATGAGCTGGCGCCGGTAACGTCGGGAAGCAACGAGCCGGATCCGTGCTGCCTCCAATGTGACATTACATATTGCTACAGCCGTTGCGACATCGCAAAGGAGCAGGACAAGGAAAAGGAAAGGCAGCGGAGAAGGGAGCAGAGGCAACGCCAGAAAGAGGAGGAGGCCGGCAGACCGGACATGACGCAGGAGGAAGTCGAGGAACTTTATTCTTGGCTTTGCATCAAGGTGGGCGACGAACTTACGGCGGCATATTTCAGCGAGAAGTATGGCAAGTTTCACCGTGGGGACGGCAGATTCAGCAGCGAGCCGAGAGGCGTGCGGACAACCCACGGAAGCAAGGTGATGACCTGGGGATGGCTGGTGAAACAGTTCAAGGAAATACAGCGACGGAAAGCGGAAGGACTGCAAAATGAACCAGGCGAGGCACAAATCATGACGGAGTTTTACGAGGCCGAGGTTTACCCCAGCATAAGGAACGTGATCAGCGGGCGTGACAAGAAGGCCGCCACGAAAATATTCAAGGAGGAATACGGTCGTTCGTACACGAACGGCATGCTGAAATGTGGGGTTCCGTATTATTGCTATCCGGACAAGATTACCTTCAAGCTTAAGACGGAACAAATCCAAATCATGTGGGGAAAGTTCGTGACGAGGCTTTTCCGGCTTCTGGATCAGGTGTCGGCGATTGAAGGGGACGCGCTTGCCCTCGACGCGAAAGCGGCTCGCCCTGAAGAACCGGAGGAAGGGGATGTCATCGACGTGGACTTCCATGAGGTCGAGGACGGTGACGGACCGAAGCCTGACATCGGGGAATCGGAAACCGGGACAGAAACCGGGACGGGCGACAAGGACGACGAGGATGACGATGAGGCTGATGTCGACCCGGAAGAGTACGACCTTTCTGATATAAAAGGGCTTTTAAGGACGAACGAGAGGATGCTGGCGGAATACAAGGATGTCGGTGGATGCCCGCCGAACCTGCTTAAGAAGCAGAGAATCCTGGTGGACGCGCTGTCCGTCCTCGTCAAGAAAATGGAGGAAATGGAAGAGGAATGATAGGGATAGAAAGATGCAGGGTTTGCGGGGAGAGCGTTGGTCACGGGGAAACACGGGGCGATGTCTGCTTGGAATGCCGGGTCAGCATCGTGCAGGAAGGGTTCCGGCGGCGCAGGGAAGTGGAGGTCGGGAAAATCATGAGAAGTCCGTTGTATTACCTGAAAAAGAAAATCGAGCTGGGGCGGGACAAAAAGGCGGTACTGCTGTACGACCTGCGGGCAATCAACCAGGAAAGTGACCAATGTCGTAAAAGAAACGGAGGAGGACGAAATGGAAAGTATCAAAATCAACAAGCTTGAAATCGAAAACGTGAAGAGAATCAAGGCGGTCAAGATCGAGCCGACCGCGAACGGCCTGACGGTCGTGGGAGGGAACAACAACCAGGGCAAGACATCCGTCCTGGACGCCATCGCGTGGGCGTTGGGCGGGGAGAAGTACCGCCCATCCGATGCGCAACGGCAAGGCTCCGTGATTCCGCCGAACCTGCATGTCGTCATGAGCAACGGGCTCGTGGTTGACCGCAAGGGAAAGAACAGCAGCCTGACCGTGACGGATTCGAACGGGGAAAAGGGTGGCCAGCAAATTTTGAACGAGTTCGTGGAACAGTTGGCCATCGACTTGCCACGCTTCATGGAATCCAGCAACAAGGAAAAGGCGAACACGCTTTTAAAGGTTATCGGCATCGGCGACCAGCTGGCGGAACTGGAAAGGCAGGAGGCTGACCTGTACGCCGACCGTCTGGCCGTCGGCCGGATTGCCGACCAGAAGGACAAGTACGCGAAGGAACAGCCGTATTTCCCGGACGCGCCCAACGAGCTGGTTTCCGCGTCGGAATTAATCAGGCAACAGCAGGAAATCCTGGCGAGGAACGGGGAGAACCAGAGGAAGCGGGCGGACACGCTCCGCCTGCAAGGGGAAAGGGACCGGCTGCAAGAAAAAGTAACATCCTTGCAGGAGGAACTGGACAAGTACCAGGCACGGCTCGCCCAGGCCGAGCAGGACGTGGCAATCGCGGTTAAATCCGTGAAAGACCTGGAGGACGAATCGACGACGGAGCTGGAGCAGAACATCGAGCAGATCGAGGAAATCAACCGGAAGGTGCGGGCGAACATGGACAAGGACAAGGCGGAGGATGACGCGCGGGAGTACAAGGAGCAGTACGCGGCATACACGAGAGAAATCGAGGATGTCAGGAAGAAAAAGGCGAAGCTTTTGCAATCCCACGAGTTGCCGCTGCCGGGACTGTCCGTGGATGACGGCGAGCTGGTGTACAACGGCCAGAAGTGGGACAACATGTCCGGCTCGGATCGATTGAAGGTCTCCACGGCCATCGTGCGCAAGCTGAACCCGAAGTGCGGGTTCGTCCTGCTGGACAAGCTGGAGCAGATGGATCTGGACACCCTGAACGAGTTCGGGGAGTGGCTGGAACGGGAAGGGCTGCAGGCCATCGCCACGCGGGTGAGCACCGGCGGGGAGTGCAGCATCATCATCGATGACGGGTACGTGGTAGAGCGGGAGCATGAGGCGGAAACCGTGGAAGCCCCGAAATGGAAGGCGGGTGAATTCTGATGGAAATAACGAGAGGAAAGATAGCGGGGGCGAAGAAAACCGTGATTTATGGTCCCGAAGGAATAGGGAAGTCCACTTTCGCGGCCAAATTTCCAGACCCCGTGTTCATAGACACGGAAGGTAGCACGAAGGAAATGGACGTGGCGAGGCTGCCGCGTCCCACGTCATGGACGATGCTTTTGGAGGAAATTGATTATGTCAAGAACAACCCGGGCGAGTGCGGGACGCTGGTCATTGACACGGTCGACTGGGCGGAACAGATGTGTGTAGAACAGATTTGTGACAAGCACCATAAGTCGGGCATCGAGGAGTTCGGATACGGGACGGGATACGTGTACGTCAGGGAGGAATTCGGGCGATTCTTGAACACGCTGGAGGATGTCGTTGAAAAGGGTGTAAACGTCGTGCTGACGGCACATTCGCAGATGAGGAAGTTCGAGCAGCCGGATGAAATGGGTGCGTATGACCGATACGAGCTGAAGCTTGGCAAGAAAACGTCCTCCCAGACGTCGCCGCTCGTAAAGGAGTGGGCGGACATGCTGCTCTTTGCAAATTATAAGACATACTCCGTGGCCGTTGACGACAAGGGGAAAAAGCACAAGGCCCAGGGCGGAAGGCGCGTCATGTATACGCAGCACCATCCGTGTTGGGACGCGAAGAATCGTTACGGGTTGGCCGATGAGATTCCGTTTGAGTACGTGGAGATTGCGCACATATTCGAACCACAAGCATCATCCCGTCCAGAAATGGAAACGGGAGCCGCGCGACCGGCGACCATGAACACGACGGAACGGCCGGTTACGGTTGCAACAAGTCCGGCGGGCAAATCAATCGCCACGCATGCGGAAAAAACGTCCGACAAACGGAATGTAAATGAAAAAGAAGAGAAAGAACGAAAGGCCATGGCGAGCTTCGTAGACGTTCCGGATGGCGTGCCGGAGCAGATGGAGTTCATCACGTCGGACGGGCGTGTCGGAGAGCCGACGACTCCGAAAGCGGATGCGCGGGCAAGGTCTGACACGGGGGCAAAAGCATCGCCAAAGATTCCGTCGATGTTCGAGCTAAGTGACAAGATTCCGAAAGCGTTGAGGGACTTGATGGAAGTTCAGTTCGTGTCCGAGGAGGAATTGATGGAGGCGGTATGGAGCAGGCATGTGTTCCCGCGAGGAACCCCGTTCGAAAACCTTCCAAAGGATTATGTGGACGGAGTGCTAATAGCGGCTTGGCCGCAGGTCATGGGCATCATAACCGACATGAGGAAAAATTATAAAGTGCCGTTTGATTAAAAAACGTGCAAGCAGGAAAGGCGACAAATAAATTCAATATAAAGGAGATTGGCAGATGGAAGATACGAGAGGAAAGGAATTGGGATGGGACGACGAGGTAGCAAAAGGCGAGGAATACATCATATTGCCGGAGGGGGATTACGACTTCGTAATTGAGAGCTTTGAGCGCGGCAGATTCGAGGGAAGCGACAAGATAGCGCCATGTAACAAGGCCATCTTAAAGTTACGAGTAGACGCGCCGCAAGGATCCACGACGTTAACGGAGAATCTTTTATTGTCCAGCAAGATGGAGTGGAGGCTGGCAGAGTTCTGGTGCGCCCTCGGCGTGCCGGAAATAAATGGGCATTTCAAGCCGAATTGGCCGATTGTACCGCAGGCGACGGGACGCGTCACATTGGAAGTTACCACGGACAGAAAGGATTCGACAAAGAAGTACAACCATGTAAAGAAATGGCTGCCAAAGCAACTCAAAACGTACAAGGCAGGTGAATTTTGATGGAACTTAGGCCTTACCAGCAGGAAGCGGAAAACTCCATATTCAATGAATGGGAAAGGGGCGTGAAAAAGACGCTCCTGGTACTTCCGACCGGATGCGGGAAAACAATCGTGTTCGCCAAGGTGGCGGAGCAATGTGTCAGGAATGGCGACAGGGTGTTAATACTGGCGCATCGGGGAGAACTGTTGGAGCAGGCGGCCGACAAGATAGCGAAAACGACCGGGCTCGGGTGCGCGACGGAAAAGGCCGAGGAGTCCTGCAAGGGGAGCTGGTTCCGCATCGTGGTCGGCTCCGTGCAGACGATGATGCGGGAGAAACGGCTGAACCGTTTTTCGGAAGATTATTTCCAGACCATCATCATCGACGAGGCCCACCATTCGACGAGCGACAGTTACCGACGCGTACTGTCCCATTTTCCGGAAACGAAGGTTTTGGGCGTGACGGCGACGCCGGACCGGGGCGACATGCAGAACCTGGGGAGCGTGTTCGAGAGCCTGGCTTACGAGTACACCCTGCCGAAGGCAATCCGGGAAGGGTACCTTTCCCCAATCAAGGCCGTCACGATTCCGTTGAAGGTGGACTTGTCGGGAGTGGGGACGCAGGGCGGCGACTTCAAGACGGGCGACCTCGGCACGGCGTTGGACCCGTACCTATACGATATCGCGGAAGAAATGAAAAAATACTGCATGGACAGGAAGACGGTGGTGTTTTTGCCGCTCGTGAAGACGAGCCAGAAGTTCCAGGGCATTTTGAATGAGAACGGGTTCAGGGCGGCCGAGGTCAACGGGGAAAGCCAGGATCGTGCGGAGGTCTTGTGGGCTTTCCAGGAGGGACGCTACAACGTGCTTTGCAACTCGATGTTGCTGACGGAAGGGTGGGACTGCCCGGACGTGGACTGCATCGTCGTCCTGCGGCCGACAAAGGTGCGAAGCCTGTACTGCCAGATGGTCGGGCGCGGGACGCGGCTGGCTCCGGGGAAGGAACACTTGTTGTTACTGGATTTCTTGTGGCACACGGAACGGCACGAGCTGTGCCATCCGGCACACCTTATCTGCGAGAGCGAGGAAGTCGCGCGGAAGATGACGGAGAACCTGGAAAAGGATGCGGGATGCCCGCTTAACATCGTGGAGGCGGAGAACACGGCCTCGGAGGACGTGGTGGCACAACGGGAGGCGTCCCTGGCGCAAAAGCTGGCGGAAATGAGAACCCGGAAGAAGAGGCTGGTGGATCCATTGCTGTTTGAAATGAGCATCCAGGCGGAAGATCTGTCGGGATACGTACCGGCCTTCGGGTGGGAAATGGCGCCGCCCTCCGACGGACAGATACGGGCGTTGGAAAAGCTGGGAATCCTGCCGGACGAGATCGAGAACGCGGGCAAGGCATCCAAGCTGTTGAACCGCCTGAACATGCGCAGGGAAGAGGGGCTTACGACCCCGAAGCAGATACGTTGCCTAGAGCGGTATGGTTTTCAGCACGTGGGGACGTGGCAGTTTGAACAAGCGAAGAAGCTGATAGACAGAGTAGCGGCGAATGGATGGAGGGTGCCGCGCGACATAAGTCCAGCCGAATATAAACCGGAATAACGATAGGAGCATGACAGATGGAGCAGCGAACGGACATCAGGGAAATATTGAAGAATATCAATCCGGCCGAACTGGACTACCAGGAATGGTGTTCCGTCGGGATGGCACTGAAACATGAGGGATATTCCGCCTCGGATTGGGACGAGTGGAGCAGGCAGGATGCCGCGAGGTACCATGCGGGTGAGTGCTTCAAGAAATGGAACGGTTTCCATGGAAACGCCACCCCCGTCACGGGCGGGACCATCGTGCAAATCGCGATGGAGCACGGGTGGAGTCCCGGCGGCCACGACGGTATCGGAAAAGCGTTGGGGTGGGACGAGGAAGTCAGCGCGGGGGGTGTCGTCGTGGACAGCGGATGGATAGAAGGAAGGGAGACGCACGAGCCGAAGGACTGGGATCCGGCGGGGCAAATCATCCAATATCTTGAAACGTTGTTCGAGGCGGGTGAAAATGTCGGGTACGTAACGGAAAGCTGGAAAAAGACGAATGACGATGGCGTGACAAAATGGGTTCCCAAGAAGGGGAACTACGACCGAACCGCTGGACAACTTATAGAGGAATTAAACAAGAACCGCGACGACATCGGCGCGGTTTTGGGTGACTATAATTCGGAGGCGGGAGCCTGGATAAGGTTTAACCCGTTGGATGGAAGAGACTGCAAGAATGAAAACGTGACGGAGTTTCGGTACGCGCTGGTGGAGTCGGACAGCATGGAGATTGAGAAGCAGAACGCGATCATCCGCGAACTGGAGTTGCCGGTGGCGTGCCTCGTGCATAGCGGGAACAAGAGCCTGCACGCGATTGTCAGGGTGGAGGCGGCCGATTACGCGGAGTATAGGAATCGCGTGGATTATTTATATGAGATTTGCAAGAAGAACGGGATGAACGTGGACACGCAGAACAAGAACCCGTCCAGGCTGTCCAGGATGCCGGGTGTCGAGCGGAACGGGAAGAAGCAGTACATCGTTGACACGGACATCGGCAAGGGGTCGTGGAACGAATGGTACGAGTGGATTGAGAGCGTGAACGACAACCTGCCGGAGCCGGAAAGCCTGGAAAACGTGTGGGACGACCTGCCGGAACTGTCGCCCTGCCTGATCGATAACGTGCTGCGCAAAGGACACAAGATGCTGATAGCGGGGCCGTCCAAGGCGGGGAAGTCCTTTTTGCAGATTGAACTGTGCATCGCCATCGCGGAAGGGACGAAGTGGCTTGGATGGCGGTGCACCCAGGGAAAGGTGTTGTACGTGAACCTGGAGCTTGACCGAGCGAGTTGCCTGCACCGCTTCAAGGACGTGTATGACGCCATGGGGATTCCGGCGGGGAACCTGGCCAACATCGACATATGGAACCTGCGGGGGAAGGCCGTGCCGATGGACAAGCTCGCCCCGAAGCTGATACGGCGGGCAATGAAAAAGAATTACGAGGCGGTCATCATCGATCCCATTTACAAGGTCATTACCGGCGACGAGAACAGCGCGGACCAAATGTCGAATTTCTGCAACCAGTTTGACAAGGTGTGCACGGAGCTGGGGTGCGCGGTCATTTATTGCCACCATCATTCCAAGGGCGCGCAAGGGGCGAAGCGGGCCATGGATAGGGCTTCCGGCTCCGGCGTGTTCTCCCGGGATCCCGACGCGCTGTTAGACTTGATCGGGCTGGAGCTGACGGACGAACTGTTGCGCCAGGAAGAGAACAAGGCCGGGTGCGCGGCATGCAAGAGGATGCTGGAACGGTATGGGTACGGGGAAAAGGCTGACGAGGATCTTGGCCAGGATGACTATTTCAGCGGAACGCAAATGGTTCAGTATTGCCGGAAGGTGATGCGTGACAAGGAGTTTGACGAACTGACAGATGAAATCGACAAGGCGTACAAGAAGGTCAGACAGCGCACGGCGTGGCGCATAGAGGGGACGCTAAGGGAGTTCCCGAAGTTTGAGCCGATTAACATGTGGTTCGACTACCCCGTCCACCGGGAGGACGAGTCCGGGGCGTTGAAGGACATCCAGACGGAGGCGGAACAACCGCCGTGGCAAAAGAAGGGAAAGCCGAAGAGTCCCGCGGAGAAGAAAAAGGAAAATCTGGAGAAGCTGAAAGAGGCGTTCGAGCAAAGCGACATGGACGGCACCGGGAAAGTGAAAATGTCCGACATAGGCGAGTACATGAACATAACCGTCAACACGGTGAAAAAATACGTGGACGAATCGAAGGAATTCAGGCGGGACAACGGAATGGTGTCAAGGTGTCAAAAATGAAAATTGACACTTGACGGTCGGAGGTGTCAAAGTGTCAAAATGGTAATTTGACACCTTGACGGGGGTGTCAAAAAGGGGTGTCAAGGTGTCAAAACGTCATTTGACAGTGGTGTCAAAAAGGGTGTCAAGGTGTCAAAACGTCATTTGACAGTGGTGTCAAAAAGGGTGTCAAGGTGTCAAAACAGTGATTTGACAGCTGATAGTGAGGTGTCAAAAAATGGGGTGTCAAATACCCCTCTAAAGAGGGGGTATTTGACACACACCCAATTTTGACGCCACACCTTTGGGCCGGGGGGTGATAGGAGGGATTGACAGGTGGAGCTGACAAAGAGGAACGAACATGAAAGAGCGGAAGGGAGCGGATTATGATGGCGACTGAATTCTTCATGCCGATGGAACCGCCGACATGCACGCACCAGGAAAAGCGGGTGCATGTGGGGAAGGACAAGAAGCCGGTCTTTTACGAGCCGCAGGAACTGAGGAACGCCAGGGCAAAACTGGAGGCGCACCTGGCACGGCACAAGCCGGACAAGAAATGCGAGGGCGCGGTCGAGCTGGTGGCGACGTGGTGTTTTCCCAAGGGCAGGCACGGGGACGGCGAGTACCGAACTTCGAGACCGGATACCGACAACCTGCAGAAGCTCCTGAAAGACTGCATGACGCGCGTTGGTTTCTGGAACGATGACGCGCAAGTGTGCAGGGAAATCACGGAGAAGTTCTGGGCGGAGAGACCCGGCATATACATCCGGGTCACGGAACTATGATGGGTTTCCGTGAGGCCGCCAGATTGTTCGCCGATTGCTGGGGGCTGTATAAAAAATATTTCGGGACGGACATGACGGACGTTGACTGGGATCGTCTTTGCAACGTGGAAGTGTATAGGCTGTGGGAGAAGTACCGAAGGGAGAAGTTCGCCAAGGAGCTCGTTCTTGACGTGGTGGACGAGATTGGGAAAATGCAGGGGTATAAAGAGGCGAGGAGGAAAGGTAATGGACGATAATAATGTGGATTTCGAGAGGGACAACACGAAATTTGTTGGACGCCGCCATGGCGCACAAGGGGCCGGTGCTACTGTCGGGGTATGACAACGATTCGTACAACGACCGACTGAAGGGATGGCACCGAGAAGAAACCGTGTGTTATTCGCAAACATGCAGCAAGAAGAGGGAAATATTGTGGATGAATTTTGAGCCGGTGAAGCAGATGGGATTATTTGATTAAATAAAACAGAAAGGAGCCAGCCTCCGGCCGGGGCAAGGGTATACCGGGCTTCTTGGGAAAGATGAAAGATGTTTATAAGAGTAAAGTTTATACGGAAAGGCCGGCTTATGCGGATTTTGACGCGCCGGCGAAGTTCACGGCAATCCAGAGCATTGTCGCGAAACGGATAAGGGAGCACCCGAAGGTTATCTGTTCCTATTCCGGCGGGGCGGACAGCGACATCATGATTGACATCATAGAAAGAACAAGGGAGCTTTTCGGATTTCCGCCAATTAAATATTGCTTCTTCAACACCGGCCTGGAAATGAAAGCGATTAAAGACCACGTAAAGGCCACGGAAAAGAAGTACGGGGTGGAAATTGAGGAGGTCAGGCCAAAGGTAGGCATCGTGCGGGCGGTCAGGGAACACGGCATCCCGTTCGTGTCAAAGATAATGTCCGCGGGGCTTGAAGGGTGGCAGAAGAAAAATATCCCGCTAAGCATTGCGGAGGAATACGAGAACGCCCCGGACAAGGCCGAAAAGCGGAAGGAACTGAAAGAACGGTATCCAGGTTGCGAGACCACCATCAACTTCTTGTGTTGCTGCAATTCCGCCGGGGAGCCGCGACCGAACATCCAGCTGGTGATTAACTCGTCAAAATATATGCTGGATTTCATAAAGGAGTACCCACCGGATTTCCGAATTAGCGCTAAATGTTGTGACTATTGCAAGAAGCAGGTCGCGCACGACGTGCAAAAAGACTTTGACATGGTAATCACCGGCGAACGCAGGGACGAGGGCGGCATGAGGTCGGTTCCGCGCAAGGACAATACCGCGCTGTGCTTCACGCAGACAAGCAGCGGACAGTACCGTTTGCGTCCGCTGTACTACGTTACAGATAAGGACAAGGCGTGGTACAAGGAGCATTACAATATCAGGTATTCCGACGCTTACGAGGTTTACGGCCTGACAAGGACGGGGTGCTGTGGCTGCCCGATATCGCACAAGGCCGTGAGAGACCTGGAGAAAATCCGACCGTATGAACCAAACGTGGTAAAGGCCGCGTGGAACGTATTCGGAAGGAGTTACGAGTACCGTAAAAAATATAACGAGTATAAGGACGGTCGGCTTACCGCCGAGCGTGAGGCAAGGAAAAACGTAAGCGGACAAATGAGTTTTCTTGATTTTCCGGAGGTGCTACCATGAGTAACCAGAACAAGAAGAGCGACCGCGAGCTGGCCGCAGAAATGAGCGTGGCGGGGATGAACATGAAAGAAGTCAGTGCGTCCCTGGGAATTCCGTACAGTACCGTTTACGGGTGGCTGCGGGCAAGTAAGCCAGGTGGAAATGGCTCGAACGCCGACCGCCATCTGTGCAGGACGTGCATGTATCGGGCGGGAAGTTACGAGAGGAATGCCGATGGTGTGAATTGCAATTATTGCGACATCGTGAAGCATAGTCGTGGATGCAAGCCAGAAGAGTGCACGGTCTACGTAAGGGGGCCGATGGCGAGGCGAAGGAAGAGGGGAAGGAGAGGCGAGGTATGAGGGAATCGTTGATTATAGACTGCTTTGCTGGCGGCGGAGGGGCAAGCGTCGGAATTGAAATGGCGTTAGGCCGCCAGGTGGACATCGCCATCAACCACGACCCGGATGCCATCCTGATGCACAAGACAAACCACCCGGACACGCTGCATTTGACGGAGGACATTTTCAAGGCCGATTTGAAGAAGTATGTGAAAGGCCGACACGTGGCGTTGATGTGGGCATCGCCCGATTGTACGAGCCACAGCAAGGCCAAGGGTGGGCAGCCGAGAAAAAGGGGACTGCGTATCCTTCCGTGGGCGGTGTACAAGCACGCAAGGACGTTATTGCCGGATGTCATCATCATGGAGAACGTGGAGGAAATCCAGCAATGGGGGCCGCTGGATGAAAACGGCCACCCGATTCCAGAGCGCAGGGGCGAGGACTACAAGAAGTTTATCACGGCCATGAAGTCGCTGGGATACGTGTTCGACAGCCGGGAGCTGGTCGCGGCGGACTACGGCGCACCCACGACGCGCAAACGCTGGTACGCGATATTCCGGCGGGACGGCAGGGACATCGTCTGGCCGGTACAAACGCACGGCAAGGGCGGGGCGGGAGGCCTGAAACCGTGGGAGCCGATTTACAAGCACCTGGACTTGTGGGACTTGGGGAAATCCATCTTCGGGCGAAAGAAACCGCTGGCCGAGAACACGATGAAGCGGATTGCGAGGGGGCTGGAAAAGTTCGTGTTCAACAACCCGCAGCCGTTCATCATGAAATGTTATGGCGGAAATTACAAGGGAGCGGGAACGGGCGTGGACGAGCCGTTGCATACAATAACGACGGTTGACCATAACGCGTTGGTTTCGCCAGTCCTATCGCCGTACATGTTCCGCAACAATACGGGAGCACTGGGGAGCGACATCAATGAGCCGATTCTGACAATCACGACCGGCGGCCACCACGGGGTAATCAGCCCCTTACTGATACAGTACCATTCCGAGACCACGGACGGCGGTGTCAGGGGACAGGAGGTCGATAAGCCGGTACAGACCATCGATACGAGCAACCGTTACGGCCTGGTGGTGTCGTACATGACCAAGTTTTACAAGAGCGGCGAGGGGCAAGTCCTAACCGAGCCGATACATACCATCACGACGTCTCCCGGGCATTTCGGGACGGTTTCCATCCTGGCCGTGGACTGGGAGGAGCTTCGCGCCGCCGGTATCGATGACGAGACGGCGAGGAAATGCACATGGGTGAGCCAGTTTATCATGGAGTATTACGGGAGCGGGTGCGGGCAGGGGCTGGACGAGCCGTTACGTACCGTGGTGACAAGGGATAGGTTCGCGCTGGTCACGGTCCTGGGGAGCGAGTACGTGATACTTGACATTTTCTTGCGGATGTTAAGGCCGGAAGAACTGAAACTGGGGCAGGGGTTTCCCAGGGACTACGTGATTGACCGCGACTACATGGGGCATCCCTACCCGGCCAGCAAGCAGGTGGCGCGGATTGGTAACAGCGTGGTGCCAATCATGGCCGAGAAGCTGGTGGCGGCAAACTGCGGGTACTTGAAGGTTGGGGAACGGCAACCGATTATTCAGGTCAAGGATTTCAAAGCAGAAAAGAGCGGGCAGATGCGGTTCGCGTGAAAGGAGAAGGTCATGACGGAAAGGAAATTGTCAGAGGAACTAAAGTATTGTCTGGGAAAAAAGCATTGCGGGGAATGCCGACACTATGAAGAAGACACGGCCCTGACTTGCCCCGAATTACTGCAAAAGGCCTATGAAGTGATTAAGGGGTATGAGGACTTGGAGGAACAAGGACGGCTCTTGGTGATGGCGTACGAAGTGAAGAAATGCCGAATCGCAAAATGCCCAGAGCGCGAGTGCGCTTGTCAAAAGGCAAGAGAGTATAGCGTCCAAGAAGTATGGATTCGTCCAGAATTATTTGGAGACGGATTTTATCGGACAGAAGAAGAGGCGGAGCAGGCATTGGCAGAAATGGAGGAAGGAGCTTATGTTTGAAGAGGTACAAAGTATTCGTTTAAATGCGAGTGTGGAAAAGAATTCGAGGTTAACGGGTATTGGTATAACCAGCTCGTTATGCACCACTACCTTGATTGCAAGTACGTCCTGCATCGTTTGGTGCATCACCAGGATAGGATTACAAGGAAGAATGTGAGGCGGATTTTAATGGATACCCTGATATGGATTCCTCTGGTCTTACTACAGATAGTTTGCTGGCCATATGAAATAGTGTGGAGAATTTGCTGTGGGTGTTGGGAGGTGAAGAAATGACGGAGAATGAAGTAATTGAAAAATTAAGTGGTTTGCGTTACAAAATTCGGCACGATTCATTTTGCAATAAAGTGTATAGTTCAGAGCTTGAAGCATTGGTTATCGCAGAGAAAGCATTGGAAGCACTTGAAAAGGTAAAGCGGTACCAGGAAATCGGCACAATTGAAGAGTGCCGCGAGGCAATGGAGAAGCAGAGAGGGAAGAAAGAGGTCTTGGAATCATATTGCGGGTTCGATAGCTATGAATGCCCCGTTTGTGGGGCGGATGTGAATTGCAGAAACAAATACTGCCATAGATGTGGTCAAAAGTTGGAGGTGCAATCATGACAAGAGAAGGAGCGTTAAGGCTGGCAAGGCCGATACTGTTCAATACGGACATGGTACGGGCGATACTGGATAGGAGGAAGAAGGTCACGCGGCGGGTGGTAAAATACAAGTATTGCAACACCGAAATGAAGATGAGAACGGATAAATACGGAACCCGGCTGATAGAGATTCAGAAAGACGTCGAGGGGGAGACGTATGGGAAAAATCCGAACGGCGGTACCTGGCATAGGGTATTGCCATACATAGAAAAGAATCCACCATACAAATACAATGATGTCCTATATGTCCGGGAGACGTGGTGTCAAGTGGCGGCTAACATATTCTGGTACAAGGCGGATTCTAAAATTCAAAATATTTTGTGGCACCCTTCTATCCACATGCCGAAAGACGCGGCCAGAATCTTCCTGCGGGTGACGGGCGTGAAGGAGGAACGCTTGCAGGAAATCACCGACGAACAAGCGGAAAAAGAGGGATGCAGTGATTACACGTCCACCGCGTTAGGTTTTTCCGATGTATGGGACTCCACCATCAAGAAGAGCGACATTGACAAGTATGGGTGGAAAGCGAATCCTTGGGTGTGGGTGATAGGGTTCGAAGTGATTGAAGTGGGGTAGATTGAGGAAAGGGGGAAATCATGGATAAAAGACCAAGTGAGACTATATCGGGGTTTTTGAATTTTCTTGAAACATCCGACCAGGAGTATGGTGCCGCTTATGCAGACGTTGGACGGGAGGACAGCAAGGTGCAGACATTCCTGCATGACATTGAGTTTGCCCAGAACAAGAACGAGAGAAACAAGATTTGCACGAAACTTCAACTTAGTCGTAAGGCGAGAAGAAAGGCGAAGGATAGGGCGATGTTATACGAGAACGTGCATAAGTTTTATGCGGATAAGCAGAACCAAAACTTCCTAAAGGCGTTGAGGCGGCTTCTGAACGAGCAGACAAGCGAGGAAAAGTATCTGTTCGGAAAAAGGGAGTTTAAGAACCGGGTGGAGTAGGCGGTTGTATATGATTTGTTTGATGAAAGGGGGGCGGAGCGGGTGGACAAGGCGATTTTGATAGAGTACGCGGACATAAGGGAAGAGGTCAAGGATTTGCGACGTCGCATTGAAATGAACCGTCGGGAGATAGAAAAGCTGCAAAAGACGACGGTGGTGGATTCGGTCGCCTGCGGAAAGAAAGGGAAGAAGCCGCTTCGAACGGCGAAGGTGGAGGGGCGGCCGGTCGCGGCGATATCCAGGAAGGAGCAGGCGTTGGAAAGAAAGGTGGCTCTTCTCGGAAAGGCGGAGGCGAAGCTTCTGGAGAAGCAGAACGAGGCCGAGGAGTACATACAAGGGATTGAGAAGAGCGAGTTGCGGACGATGTTTCGCCTATACTACATTGACGACCTGACCTGGGCGCATGTGGCCATGAAGATGAATCGGATGTTCCCGAAGCGGAAGGTGAAGTACACGGAGGATAATTGTTGGAGAAAAAATAAAAGATTTTTTGAAAATGTCGGTTCATGTCGGGTTTAAATGTGGTAATATGTTATAAAGCCGAAAGGTACATCACCAGACGACTGACACCATAATAATCCTAAACCCATGAAAAACGCTTCGAAATTGTTCGGGGCGTTTTTCGTGCCTTTAAGGAACTTGCAAATTAGCTTACTGTCCGACCCCCTGAAAGGTTTTCCTTCCTCCTCCCTTTCAGGGGGCTTTTGATTGGATTTTTACGGGGAGGGACGAAGGGAGGTGTCGCGCGGTGGCGAAACTGACAGAGAAGCAGCGACGGTTCGTCGAGGAATACCTGGTTGACCTGAACGCGACACAAGCGGCCATCAGGGCGGGGTATTCGGTGCAGACGGCGGACGCGATTGGGTGCGAAAACCTAACAAAACCTAATATCCAGGCCGAGATTTCCAAACGTATGGCTGAGCGGAGCAGGCGCACCGGGGTAAACCAGGACCGTATCGTCTTGGAGCTGGCCAAGCTTGCCTTTGTGAAGATGACCGACATCGTGGACGACCAAGGGAAAATCAAGGACGGCACGGTGGACGACGACCTTGCCTGCATCGAGTCCGTGAAATACAAGGAGTCGGCCAGCGAGACGGGGTCGAGCGTCGAGCGGGAGGTGAAGCTCGCGTCCAAGCTGAAAGCGTTGGAACTGCTTGGCAAGCACCTGGGGATGTGGAACGACAAGCTGGACGTGAACGTTGTGCGGCCGATTGTGATTTCCGGGAGTGATGACCTTGAAGACTAAGGCCAGGTCGAGATACAGCTCGCAGCATATTTTCGATTACCAGAAAAGAATCTTGTTCCCGGCACAATACACCCTGACCAGTTCGGGAAGGGTGGAGGTGAAGCTGCCGGAAGTGGTCGGCAAGGGGTACGGCACGTTCTGGCGGTGGAAAGGCAGGTACCGGGTCTGCAAAGGTTCCCGGGCATCCAAGAAATCAAAGACCACCGCGCTATGGTTCATCACCAACATGATGAAGTACCCGGACGCGAACGCCCTCGTGGTCAGAAAGACGTTTCGGACGCTGAAAGACTCGTGCTTCACGGAATTGAAGTGGGCAATCCACCGGCTGGGCGTTGACGCGTATTGGGATACCAAGGAAAGCCCGCTGGAAATGACTTGCAAGCCGACGGGGCAGAAGATATACTTCCGTGGCCTGGATGACCCGTTGAAAGTCACGTCCATCACGGTCGACATAGGATGCTTGTGCTGGATGTGGATTGAGGAGGCATACGAAATCAGTTCCGAGGCTGATTTCAGCATGCTCGACGAGTCCATCCGTGGCGCGGTCCCGGAGGGGTCGCGGCTTTTCAAGCAAATCACCCTGACGTTTAACCCGTGGAACGAGCATCACTGGATGAAGAAGCGGTTTTTCGACAACCCGGACGACGAGACGCTCGCCATGACCACGAACTACACGTGCAACGAGTGGCTGGATGCCGCCGACCTGAAGGTTTTCGAGACCATGCGGAAACAGAACCCGAGACGTTACAAGGTGGCGGGGCTGGGAGACTGGGGCATCGTGGACGGCCTCGTTTATGAGAACTGGGAGGAGAAGTTATTCAGCCTGGAAGAGGTCAGGGCAATCAAGGGCGTTAAGTCAGTGTTCGGTCTTGATTTCGGTTACACGAACGACCCGAGCGCCTTGTTCTGCGGGCTTATCGACCAGGCAAGCAAGACGCTGTGGGTGTTTGACGAAATGTACAAGCCCGGCATGAGCAACGAGGCCATCGCCGGGGAGATTGCCCGGATGGGCTACGTCAAGGAAAAGATAACCGCCGACTCCGCAGAGCCGAAGAGCATCGATCGCTTGCGAGAACTCGGTGTGAAAGGCATCAGGAAAGCGCGGAAGGGCAAGGACAGCATAAACAACGGCATCGACTTCCTCCAGGACTACCACATCGTCGTGCATCCGTGCTGCGTTAATTTCCTGACGGAAATCGGAAACTACCAGTGGGACACGGACACGAAGACCGGCAGGAAGTTGAACGTGCCGGTCGATGACTTCAACCACCTGATGGACGCGATGCGCTACGCGGTGGAAGATATCGCGAGGGGTGACGCGTTTAGCTTCGAATAGAATTTGAAAGGGGTGCTTAAACCAGATGTTCAGTGACTTGATTAGCAAGCTGATTATGAAAATCAGTAAATTCATATGGCGGGGCCTGCACCCGAAGATGACCGACAAGCAGTTCCTGGAAAAGGAAATCGAAAAGTGGAAGAGGTCGCCACAGAGAATCATGCAGATTAAGGGGTTCTTGTATTACGACAACGAGCACGACATCTTGAAGCGCAAGAGAACCGCGATAGGGGAAGACGGAAAGCTGCAGGAAGTGGAAAACCTGCCGAACAACCGGGTCATCGACAACCAGTACGCGAAGATGGTCAACCAAAAGGCGAACTACCTGTTCGGGCAGCCGTTTTCGATGGAGTGCGACAACGAGCGGTACGTGGAGCTTTTGAAGAGGGTGTTCAACAAGCGGTTCATGCGGACGATGAAAAACAGTGGCAAGGCCGTGTACAATGGGGGCATCGCCTGGTTGTATCCTTGCTATACGGAGGATGGCGAGTTCGTCTTCCGCATGTTCCCGGCCTACGAGGTCTTGCCGTTTTGGCGGGACAGCGAGCACACCATGCTCGACTTCGCGGTCAGGTTGTACCTGGTGATGGGATACGAGGGTGCAACGCCCAAAATCATCGAAAAGGTCGAGGTGTACGACCTGGAAGGGGTTCACAAGTTCACGCTCGAACACGGGAAACTCGTGCCGGATGCCGAAAAGGAGGAGGACGCGAATTTCCGTTATGTCACGACGGCGGGGGCTGACGGAACGATCCAGGGACTCAACTGGTCGAAGGTGCCGCTGATACCGCTGAAATGCAACGAGAACGAAACGCCGCTGCTGAAACGTGTCAAGTCGCTGCAGGACGGCATCAACGTCATGTTGTCGGACTTCGAGAACAACATGCAGGAGGACGCGAGGAACACGATTCTTGTCTTGAAAAATTTCGATGGTGAGAATTTGGGCGAGTTTCGGAGGAACCTGGCGACCTATGGCGCGGTCAAGGTTCGTTATGACGATTCGATGAAGGGCGGCGTGGAAACCCTTGAAATCAATGTGAACGCGGAGAATTACAAGGTCATAGTGGAAATCTTCAAGAAAGCCCTGATTGAGAATGCCATGGGCTACGATGCCAAGGACGACCGACTCTCCGGCAACCCGAACCAGATGAACATCCAGTCCATGTATTCCGACATTGACATTGATGCCAACGAGACGGAGACGGAGTACCAGGCGGCGTTCGAAGAAATCCTTTGGTTCGTCAACGCGCATCTGGCCAATACGGACCAGGGCAATTTCGAGGGGGAGGAGGTCAAGGTTATCTTTAACCGCGACATCCTGATGAACGAGTCGGAAATCATTGACAACTGCCAGAAGTCTGTCGGCATCATATCCAACGAGACCATTATTGGGCAACACCCGTGGGTGGATGACCCGAAGGAAGAAATGGAGCGATTGGAGAAGCAGAAGGAAAAGGAGCGGGAAGAAATGGAACGGCAGTACGACCCGTTCGGCCAGCAAGACGGAAACCTGACAAACCAGGGGCAAGGAGACCAAGGCGGTGGAGTAGATGAAAAACAGTGAGTACTGGAAAGTGCGGTTCGAGCAGCTTGAGCGGGCGCAGCACCAGAAAGGCGTGGAATGCTACGCGGGAATCGAAGAGCAGTACCGGCGGGCGCAAAGACAGATAGAAAGCCAGATTGCCGTGTGGTACCAGCGTTTCGCGGACAACAACGGCGTGTCCCTGCAGGGGGCGAGGCGCATGCTAAATAAGCGGGAACTGGCAGAATTGAAATGGGATGTCAACCAATATATCAAATACGGGCAGGAAAACGCCGTCAGCCAGCAATGGGTGAAGCAGCTGGAAAATGCGTCCGCACGCTATCATATCAGCCGGCTGGAAGCCTTGAAGCTGCAAACCCAGCAGAGCCTGGAAGTGATGTTCGGGAACCAGCTTGACAGCATTGACTCGACGATGCGCGACGTCTACAAGACGGGGTATTATAAGACAGCCTTTGAAATCCAGAAGGGGGTCGGCGTTGGATGGGACTTTGCCACGTTGGACGAGAAAGGCATTTCCAAGGTAATCAACAAGCCGTGGGCGGTGGACGGGAAGAACTTTTCCGAACGGGTGTGGGGCAACCGCCAGAAGCTGGTCAACGAACTGAATACGGAGCTGACACGGAACGTCATATTGGGGCAGGGGTATGGGAAGGCCATTGACAATATTGCCCGCAAAATGAACACTTCAAAAAATGTCACCAAGCGGTTGGTGTTGACGGAAGGAGCTTTTTTTAACAGTGCCGCAAGACAAGACTGTTTTAAAGCGTTGGATGTCGAGGAATATGAAATACGTGTGTCCTATGATGAGAAGACATGTGACATATGCCAGGAAATGGAAGGAAAACATTTTGCGACATCGCAATGGGAGCCGGGGGTAACGGCCCCGCCGTTTCATGTCAATTGTCGATGCGACCAGATACCATATTTTGATGATGAATTTAGCGCGATGGGAACCAAGGCGGCGCGAGACGAAAATGGGAAGACAGTATTCATTCCGGCCAACATGACCTATGATGAGTGGAAGAAAGTTTTCGTGGAAGGTGACAAAACGGGGTTGCAGGAAGTGAAAATGACTATGGAAAAATCGCGGGATATGGGGTATAATGTAAGAAATGAAAAAGAATTTGAATCTGTCGCTAAAGGTATCAAGTCGGAAATCACAAAGTACGCTTCGAATCCATCAAAATGGAGTGGAAAGATAAACGTGAATAATGACTTGGCTCGAAAAAACGTGATTGGTGAAAAGGAATGGACTTGCGATATATCTGTTGTAGACACCGCAGATGATGGGACTGTCTGGCATGAAATGCTTCATGCGTGTTCGGCAAGTTATTATACGCCAGATATTTATAAGCATCATCGTTTCATAGAAGAGGCATCCGTTGAATTCCTTAAGAGGCAGATATGCCAGGAAAACGAAATTGCACATGTGCATGCGTATGAAAACCTTGTACTCGTTCTGCAAGCGATAAACGGTAAGTTCCATTATGGGTCGGATATGGAATTCGCGAGAGAGCTGTTTAACGTGCCGCTTCCTGACCGTTATGAGTGGTTGGAAGATAAAGTTGTGAACAGTTTGAAAAGTGAAAATGTTTCCTTTGAAGATTTTAACGAGGTGTTGCTTTTTATCAGGATTTTGAAAGGTGGAGAAGATGGAAAAATTACTTAACTTTATCAAAGAATATAAAAGCGAGTACAGTATCACGAGTGATTCGACCACTGCGGAGAAACTAAGACACAAGGCGTTTCTTCATGAGAAAACCGATAAGGAGTGGTTGGAACTTGAAGACGAAATCAAACAATATGTTGCTTCTGGTCCTTCCGAGTCTGAAATGGACATTTTGTATGAATTCGGTGAAATGGTCTCAATGTCTTGCTCGGCAATCAGGAAACGGGAGGAACATCATGACGACATTGATTAATATGCTTGTTAGTGAAAAAGGCCAGTTGTTCACGATAGGCCACGGGCGACGGGTTCGGTTGGCGTGTTGCAAGCCGGAAATCAGCATTTACGAGAAGGTCACGAAAGTCCCGGTCTTGGGAAAGGCGGGATATGCGGAGAAGAGAATGCGGTTCACCGTCACGTTGTGCAGGGACATGGAATTTTCCCATGAAGTGACGGACGAGGCGCTTCGAAAGGTGGAGAGGTACGAGCTTACCGCCGACCTCATGCGGAACGACGGAATCGTGGAACGGTTTTATTTCCATAACGTTTCCCTCGAGGAAATCAACCCGGAGGGTGAGTGGAAATTCGAGGTGGATGCTACCAGGGAGCAGATGGGGAAATTACTGGCAATGTCAGAAGCATAGGAAACAAGCACTTTTGAACTAAAATTTCAAGGGTGCTTTTTTCGTGCCTTGAAAGGAGGTGGACACGGTGGTCATTACTGGAATGAGGCATTTTGAAAACGTATGCCAGAAGAAGTTGGTCGAATGGTATCGCGAGAAAAGACCCAACACACCGATTGATTTGGGCGATGTCTTCATCGTATGGTCATGTAAGACGTTGCAGAATTACAAGTGCCTGGCATCGACCACGGTTAGTGGCGACGGCATTTATGCGGAGTACACGTACAATGGCGACAAGCAGGAATTGTACGAAGACGTGTACGGGAAAATCACGAATGCACGCCACACGGGAGAGTAGGTCATCCCTTGCCACGGGATTGTAGTGGCGTTGAAAAACATCCGAGAGGATGCTTTTTTATTGCGGGTTGCCAAGCGTATAACCGAACGAACCAAACAATCATGTGTGAGTGAACACGTAGAAAAACGTAATTGAAAGGATGGTAGCAAGAAATGACGAGAAAAGAATTAGAGGATTTGAAGCTTTCCAAGGAGCAGATTGACAGCATCATGAAAATCAACGGTGATGACATTGAGAACGCGAAAGCCGGGTCGGCATCCGAACTTAAGAACTTGCAGACCGAGGTTGACGGGTTGAAGACGCAGGTGTCCGAGCGTGACACGCAGTTGGAAACGCTGAAAACGTCGGCGGGGGACAACGAGGCGTTGACGAAGCAAATCGCGGATTTGCAGGCCGAGAACACCAAGGCGAAGGAAAGCCACGAATCCGAAATGAACCAGTTGAGAGTGGACTTCGCGGTGGAAAAGGCACTGACCGTGGCGAAAGCAAAGAACGTCAAGGCAGCCAGGGCGTTGCTCGACCTGACGGACGCGAAGCTGGACAAAGACGGCAACGTCAAGGGGTTGAAGGAGCAGATTGACAAGCTGGTCGCGGGCGATGACACCAAGTTCTTGTTCGAGGCCGCGAAGAAGCAGACGTTCAAAGGTTTCCAGCCGGGAGCTTCGACGGTGCAGAAGCCGGGGACGGAGGTCGACATGTCGAAAATGACCTATGAGGAATTGGAGGCATACATAGAAAACAACCCGGACGCAGAATGATGACGATTTTCAAGAAAGGATGATGAAAAATGGCCAAATTTGACGCAAAGAGTTTTAACGAGAAGGCATTCGGAAAGTACATGTCCGCCATCCCGAATGTGAAGCTGAACAAGCTGAAAGAATCAAAGGCGATTGTTTCCGACAAGAGGTTGCGGGAAACATTCGTCACCAATACCCAGACCGGGACCGTCTACGCGGTTCTCCCGTACTTCGGGCTGATTGGCGGCACCGCGCTGAATTATGACGGGGAAACGAACCTGACCGCCGAAAGGACGGACACCTTCGAGCAGGGCGTTTTCACATACGGGCGCATGATGGGATGGACGGAGGCGGACTTCTCCTATGACGTGACCGGGGGAGCCGACTTCATGGCGAACGTCAGGAACCAGGTCAACCGCTACTGGAACGACGTGGATCAGGCGACCTTGCTGGCAATCCTCGACGGCGTGTTTGCCATGGCCAGTACCGGCAAAGGGGCAATCAAGGCGGCGAACGCCGAGTTCGTGGAGAAGCACACCTATGACATTTCGGACGAGGCGACGGAAGAGGGGCAGCGCATGGGCGCGACTTCCTTGAACGTGGCCATCCAGAAGGCTTGCGGTGACAACAAGCAGAAGTTCAGCCTCGTAATCTGCCACTCCACCGTTGCCACGAACCTTGAGAACCTGAAACTCTTGTCGTACTTGAAGTACACGGACGCGGAAGGAATCGAGCGCGACCTTGGCATGGGAACGTGGAACGGTCGGCTGGTTATCGTTGATGATTCCATGCCGGTAGAAGTGGTTCCGGCGGCCGGTGCTTCCGAGGGTGTCCAGGCGCAGGACGCTTACACGAAGTACACGACGTATGTTCTCGGCGAGGGGGCGATTGGCTTCGAGCCCGTTGGGG